GAGGTTTGTCATATGGTGAAGATAGAGATGTAGATAGGATGATTGATAATGATATTCAAGCTGCCTTAGATGCTGGAGCAACAGATGAAGATCTGCAGGACTTTGCAGATAACTTAGATGGAGAAGGTAGACAAATGTTTCAGGATTCATTAAATAATCTTGCGTATGATCTTGATATCGTTGATTATGGTTCAAATGTAAACCTTTCACCATCTGATCCTAACTACAAAAGTCCTGGTGAAATGGATAAACTTGGCTCTGATAATCCTTATGACAAAGGTGATGAATATGATGCGCCTGATCCTATGGCTCAATATGATCCTGAAGCAAATCCAACTCTAGATGATATGGCTGGCGATGATATGGATAAAGGAATAGACGATGCAATAGAAGGTATAAGAGATGATAAACGTGAAGACGCTTTTGATATGATAATACAGTCATTTGACGATGAGGATGAACTAGAACGTATCTATCAAAATCTAGAAGCAGGTAAGTTACCAAAGCCTGATCTTGATCCTTATGGAGCTATAAAACATAGAATAATTATGCAAGGTATAGAGGATGGAACATTAAATTTTGGATCAAAAGGTATGGAACTTGCTAATTACATAGAAACTAGAGAAGAAGATCTTTATCAACAAATGACAGAAGGTAAACACTTTACTAAACCTATCATTGCAGAAAGAATAGGTATCAAAAAAACGTTACGGAAACGAGCTGGTCTTCTATAGATGATTGATAGCCAATTACTCTGCACGTTTACAACAAAGAGTAATTTAGAAAATACTGTAAACACCATTAAACAAAGTTATACTATTGTATTCGATAAAATTTATGTACTTCAAAATGAGGATAGAAATAAAGAATTAATTTGTACTTATAACGTTGAAGTATATAATGGCTTAGATTACAATGCGGTTCCTAATACCATTTCACTACACAGAAAGAAACATACCAATACGTTATATACAATTAATGCTCTGAATGAAATAATAAAAAATGCAAATAACGGCATACTTGATAACAAGTTTCCTATACCTTGGGAAAATTTTCAAAATACTATTCTTGTTACTAATAACAATGGTCTTAACAAAATCAACACAAGAATATTTGAAATAATTGAGTTGTAAAAAACTCTTTGGTTTCGTAAAAAACATTATATATATATAAAAGGTTATGACTTTGATAGTCATTAACAATAATAATAAACACTTAATAATAAACTTAAAGGAATAACATGGATCTTAATCAAATAAAATCACGTCTTAATCAGTTACAGGCAACTCAACAATCACGTAATAACTTTTGGAAACCACAACCAGGAAAGTCATTGGTTAGAATAGTACCTTATAAGTTCAACAAGGATAATCCTTTCATTGAACTATTTTTTCATTACAATCTAGGTGACAATAAAACTCATATTTCACCTGTATCATTTGGTAGGAAGGATCCTATCAATGAGTTTGCTGACAAGTTAAAATCTTCAGGCAATAAGGATGAATGGATTCAAGGTAGAAGAATGGAACCAAAAATGAGAACGTTTGTACCTATTGTCGAGCGTGGTAAAGAAAATGAAGGTGTTAAGTTCTGGGGTTTTGGAAAGACAGTATATCAAGAGTTACTAGGCATCATTGCTGATCCTGACTACGGCGACATTAGTGATGTGTTAACAGGTAGAGATATTTCAATAGAACGTCAAACTCCTGCAGAAGCTGGTAATCAGTATGGTAAAACTACTATAAGAGTTAAGCCTAATCAAACAGCATTAACAGAAAATAAGTCTCTGTTAGAAACTCTATTTAACGATCAGGTTGAGATAACTGAACTGTATCCAGAGCCAACATATGATGATCTAAAGATTGCGTTACAAAATTATCTAAATCCCTCTGAAGAGGAAGAAGCTCAGGAAGCTCCTGTACCAAAGGTTGATCCTGCCACAACTGTTGCATCCAATGTAGCAGATGATTTTGACGCACTTTTCAACTCTAACTAAGGTAAAGAAAAATGACTAAAAAGGATGAACTCGCTGATATCATAGCGTCTGAACTAAATAAACAGTTCAAACATCAACAAGTAGCATATTTCTTAGGCAAGCATGATACTCCTACTGATATAAGAGGTTTTATTTCAACTGGATCAACAATGTTGGATCTAGCTATTGGAAATAAACCAAATGCTGGTTTAGCTGTTGGACGTATAACAGAACTAAATGGTCTTGAAGGTAGTGGTAAATCATTAATTGGTGCACATGCATTAGCAGATACACAAAAGCAAGGTGGTGTAGCAGTGTATATTGATACAGAATCTGCAGTATCTGAAGAGTTTCTTCAAGCTATTGGTATTGATACTAATACTATGTTATATGTTCACCTTGAAACTGTTGAAGATATTTTTGATACTATTGAAACCATAGTTACAAAAATAAGAGAGTCGAGTAAGGATAAATTAGTAACTATATTGGTTGATTCCTTAGCAGCCTCTTCTACTAAAGTTGAGATGGACTCAGATTTTGATAAGGATGGATATGCAACAGCTAAAGCTATAATTATATCTAAAGCAATGAGAAAAATAACTCAAATGATTGCACGACAGAGAGTTGCTTTAATTTTTACAAATCAGCTAAGACAAAAGTTAGGTGTAATGTTTGGCGACCCATGGACTACTTCAGGTGGTAAAGCGTTACCATTTCATGCATCTACTAGAGTACGATTAAAAAATATGGGTCAGATCAAGGATACCAAAAAGAATACTATAGGTATCAAGATCAGAGCACAGGTTATAAAAAATCGTTTAGGACCACCATTACGACATGCAGATTTCAGTCTCTATTTTGATACTGGTATAGATGATTTTGGTAGTTGGTTGGAAGTCTTAAAAGGACATAAGTTAGTAAAACAAGCAGGTGCTTGGTATACTCTAAAGGATCAGGATGGTAAAGATCATAAGTTTCAGTCAAAAGACTTTGAATCACTTATGGCTGATGAAGATACTCAAAAGTATGTCTATGATCTGATTTGTAAGGCTTGTATTCTTAAGTACAATTCTAAAGAGCTTGGTATTGATGATGTAGAAACCACAGACACTGTAGTAGATGACATTTGATCTAAAACAAAGATACAGTGAGTTCATAGAAGAACAGTCAGAAGAGCCCGTTGATAATGCTACTTTTAACAGTAAAGTATTAATTATTGACGGGCTCAATACTTTTATAAGAGCCTTTTCAGTCAATCCTGCATTAAATGAAGATGGTGTACATGTAGGTGGTATAGTAGGTTTTCTCAAAAGTATTAGGTATGGTATATATAAACTTAAGCCTAGTAGAGTTGTAATAGTTTTTGATGGTAAGAACGGTTCGAAAGCAAGACGTAAAATATATCCTGAATATAAAAATCAACGACGAGTTAAGACTAGACTCAATAGAAACGTTGATTGGGAAACTGGTCCTGTAAACGAAGAACAGGCTATGGCTCAACAGATATCAAGACTTGTGAGTTATTTAGAAAATCTTCCAGTTAAAATTATCTCCATAGATGGTATCGAAGCTGATGATACCATGGCATATATTGCAAGGACAATATTTAAAGAATCAAAAGTTATACTAATGTCTACAGATAAGGATTTTCTACATTTAGTAAACGATAAAATAAATGTATGGTCTCCTACTAAACAGAAACTATATACAGAGTCTAGTGTTAAAAGTGAATATGGAATTATACCTCAAAATCTCCTTACATGGAGAACGATGGACGGTGATAAATCAGATAACATAGCAGGTATGAAAGGTGCTGGTCTAAAAACTGTCATAAAATATTTTCCAGAAATAGCCGGCGATGAAGAATTTACTGTTATGGATTTAATTAATACATACAAAAATAAGCAATCGAAGTACAAGATACATGAAACTTTCAAGTCTAGTATCAATGTACTAAAAAGGAATTATTTACTGATGCAATTATATAATGTAAACATTAGTAATAGAAATAAATTATTAATTCAGAATTCATTTGCCTCATGTAGTGAAAAGTTAGTAAAGTTCAAGATACAAACTATGTTTATTCATGATAAGTTATGGGGTAGTATTCCAAACTTAGATCAATGGATGGTTGAATTTTTAAGATTAGAAAGAATGAGAAAAAAGGAAAATGATAAATAGGTTATCAGATTTTGGTAACAATTTTCAAGTTAAGAGTGTAGGTCTTTATCTAAGTGATAAGGAGTTTCTTGCAACAATTCAAGACATATTAGATTTCGATTGTTATGAATCGGAAAGTATGCGATGGATAGTTAAGCAATGTAAAGAATATTTTGACCAATATAAGAATACAATAACACTAGACGTGTTTAAGGTAAAAGTACAGGATATAAAATCAGAAGTACTTAAGACTACAGTCCTTGAGGACTTAAAACAAATACACAGAGCTCTAGGAGCTGAAGACTTAGATTATATAAAAGATAATCTTATAGAGTTTTTCAGAAACCAAAAATTAAAAGCTGCTATCATGGATAGTGTAAATATACTAGAAACTTCAGGTGATTACGATAAAATACAAAGTATTATAGACCAAGCATTAAACAGTGGTATAGAAAAAAACGTTGGTCATGACTATCTAGCAGACATTCAAGAACGATATGAAGACTCAGCACGAATAACTTGTGAAACTCCATGGCCTGTATGTAACGAATTATTACAAGGAGGACTTGGTTGTGGTGAACTTGGTGTGATAGTTGCTCCTGCTGGTGTAGGTAAAAGTTGGGTGCTGTCTAAAATAGGAAGTGAAGCTATTCGTGAAGGAAAAAAAGTTGTTCATTATACGCTTGAATTGAATGAATATTATGTTGGATTACGATACGACAGTATATTTACAGGTATACCAGCATCCAATCTCAAATTTCACAAGGAAGAAGTAGTAAGAAAGTTAGCTGGTATGAAAGGTAACTTAGTGGTTAAATACTTTCCTACTAAGACCGCATCAGTCAACACTATAACTGCTCACCTACAGAAGATGAAAACGTTAGGCCATGAAATAGATTGTGTCATTGTAGATTATGCAGATATTATGAAAGATAGAGGATTTACCAAAGAAGTGCGTCATGCTTTAGGAAATATTTATGAAGATTTACGAGGACTAGCTGGTGAGATCGACGTACCTGTTTGGACAGCATCACAAGCTAACAGATCGGCACTAGATGAGGATGTCATTGAAGCTCAAAAGGTCGCAGAGTCGTATAGTAAAGTCATGACTGCGGATTTTGTAATGAGTCTCAGTAGAAAAGTTGAAGATAAAGTTGCAAATACTGGACGCTTCCATATAATTAAAAATAGATTTGGACCAGATGGTTTAACATATCCTGCTAAAGTAAATACCAATACAGGACAAATCGAGATATACGAAGGTAATACGATAAGTGGTAAAGAACAGCAAAATAAGATAGATAACAGAGATCAGCTGCAGAGAAAAATGTTAGCTAATCGTTATAGTGATTTAATTGGTAACATGGATAATTAAGGAAATAAATGAAATTTCAATTAACAGATACTTTTATTAAAAAATATAAGAGAAAGAGACCTCCATTTGGTTTTAATGGACTAGGTGAATTAGTTTACATGAGAACCTATTCTAGAATTAAAGAAGATGGTAGGAATGAGAGATGGTGGGAAACAGTAAAAAGAGTTGTGGAAGGAACCTACAACATGCAGAAGGAAAGAATTGATACATATGAGCTAGGATGGAATCCATGGCAAGCTCAGAAATCTGCTCAGGAAATGTATGAAAGAATTTTCTACATGAAGTTTCTGCCACCAGGAAGAGGACTCTGGGCTATGGGCAGTCCAATCACTGAAGATAGAAAATTATATGCTGCTCTTAATAACTGTGCATTTGTATCTACAAAAACTCTAAAGGATGACTTGGCTAAGCCATTTTGCTTTCTCATGGATGCTAGTATGCTAGGCGTAGGTGTTGGATTTGATACCAAGGGTGCTGGAGAGATAGTTGTTAAAGGTGTAGATCATAGTAGAGACACACAATTATATAAAATACCTGATACAAGAGAAGGTTGGGTGGAATCACTTAAACTGTTACTAGAAAGTTATTTTCACGGCACATCGCCTGTAGAATTTGATTATACCAAAATTCGTGGTGAAGGAGTTCCCATTAAAGGTTTTGGCGGAGTAAGCTCAGGACCTGATCCATTGAAGGAAGTTCATAATGATATAAAAAAAGTACTAGACAAAAATAGTGGTGAACCAATTACAATTACAACCATTGTAGATATAATGAATTTAATCGGTAAGTGTGTTGTTGCTGGTAATGTTAGAAGAACAGCAGAAATCGTATTTGGTGATCCATACTCCGAGGAATATCTTGACTTAAAAAATTATGAAGTAAACCCACATAGAGATCAATATGGTTGGACATCTAACAATTCTATTTTTGCAGAGCTAGGTATGGATTATACAGAAGCTGCCAAACGAATTGTGGATAATGGTGAGCCTGGATTTGCTTGGCTAGATAACATGAGAAAATACTCAAGGATGAAAAATGGTGGTGATAACAAAGACCATAGAGTTATGGGTGGTAATCCTTGTTTAGAACAATCATTAGAATCGTACGAGTTATGTTGTTTAGTAGAAACGTTTCCTAGTAATCATACATCATTTGAGGATTATAAAAAAACATTAAAGTATGCATATCTTTATGCCAAGACAGTGACATTAGGAAGAACTCATTGGGCAGATACAAATAGAGTTATGTTGAGAAACCGAAGGATTGGATGCAGCGTAAGTGGTGTAGCTCAGTTTATCACAACAAGAGGATTGGATACACTTAAAGACTGGTTAAATGATGGGTATGATGTTATACAAAATTGGGATAAACAATATTCAGATTGGATGGCTGTACCAAGAAGTATAAAAACTACCTCAGTAAAACCAAGTGGAACTGTATCACTATTAGCAGGTGCTACACCAGGATTACATTATCCCGAAAGTAGATTTTATATTCGAAGAATGAGACTATCTAAACATAGTGAGTTAATAGAACCTATGCAAAAAGCTGGTTATCATATAGAGCCAGCATATGGATCTGAAGATACAACTATGGTTGTTGAAGTACCAGTAGATGTAGGTGAAGGAATACGAACCGTAGGAGAATTATCTATTTGGGAGCAATTTAGCTTAGCAGCATTTATGCAAAGGCATTGGGCTGATAATCAAGTGAGTTGTACAGTCACGTTTGATCCAACTAGTGAAGCAAATCAAATAGCTCCAGCATTAAATTACTATCAGTATCATCTAAAAGGTATAAGTTTACTTCCTAGACACGATTATGGTGCTTATCAACAAATGCCGTACGAAGCTATCACAAAGGAAGTGTATGAAGAAAAGGTAGCAGGTTTAAGTAGACTCTCATTTGGAACCATCAAAAATGAAGAAGCAGAAGTTGACAAATTTTGTAATAATGACAGTTGCGAGGTTCCATCATTTACAGGAGATAATGACGATCAAGATTATGCAAATTAATGTTGACTCGCTTAATTATTTATAGTAAGTTTGGTCATTAATAAGGTTATATAATGTATCAGAATATATTTGCTGCATATACTAAAAAAGGTATACAAATACATCTTTGGGACGATCAACGTGGTTATATGATTCTACCATATAAAAGGTATGCATATCAAAAAAGTAAAAATGGTACATATGTTAGTATTTTTGGTGATAAGTTATCGAAAATAACTGATTGGGATAGAGATGAAATAGAAGATCTCTTCGAAGCTGATCTAAACCCTGAAACACGTACTCTTATAGATCTATACAAAGACTCAGATGAACCATCTGAAGGCCATAAGATTATGTTTTTTGATATAGAGACGGAAATGAAAAAAGGATTTCCAGATAAGTCTAATCCTATACAAAAAATTACTTCTATATCAGCTTATGATAAAACAACAGATATAACACATGTATTGTTGTGGGATGAAAAAGGTCAATTCAAAGGTATCAAAGATAAAAAGACTCAATGCCAAGTTTTTCATACCGAGTATGAACTACTTCAAGCATTTGTTCTTTTGGTACAGACTTGCGATCCTACTATACTAAGTGGATGGAACAGTGATCTATTTGATATACCTTATTTATATAACAGAATGGTTGTAGTTCTTGGTAAAGAAATGGCTGATACTTTAAGTCCAATCAACAAGGTATTTCACAATGAAAATCAAGATGTATATAAAATAGCTGGTAGAGCAAGTCTTGATTATTTAAAGCTATACAGAAAGTTTAGTATGGGGGATAGATCAAGTTATGCACTTGATGCTATAGGATCCTTAGAAGTTGATATGAAAAAGATAGAGTATAGTGGAACTCTACAAGACTTGTATGAAAATGATATTACAAAGTATGTCGAATATAATATTCGAGATGTTGAAATACTTAAAAAACTAGATGAAAAGTTGGGATATATAGATACTGCTAGAGCATTATGTCACAAAGGACATATACCTTATGAAAGTATCTATACACAAAGTCATATCCTAGATGGTGCTATGTTAACTTATCTAAAACGAAGAGATCTAATAGCTCCATCAAAAAAACTATCAGGTATAGAAAACTATAGAGGATCTGGTAGAGACAGGATCAGTGGTGCTTTTGTAAAGTCTCCACAATCAGGATTACATGAATGGGTATTTGATATAGATGCAACATCGATGTATCCAAGCATTATTATGTCACTCAATATATCACCAGAAACAAAACGTGGTAGAGTTATTGATTGGTCAGCTAATGAACGATATTCTAATCCTGTTAAAGCATGGACAGTGGAAGTAAATAATAAACCTAAACAAATGACTGGTGATCAACTTACTCAACATTTAGAAGAAAATAACTATAGTATAAGTTCTAATGGTGTAATGTACTCACAAGAACATAAAGGTATTCTTGGTGCAATCTTATCTGAATGGTTTGAAGAACGAGTTAGATATAAAAAAATAAGAGATGAGTGGTACAATAAAGGTGATAGTAAACAAGGTGGATTTTATGATAGGAGACAGTATGTACAAAAAATATTATTAAACAGTTTGTATGGAGTTCAAGCGTTACCTACATTTAGGTTTCATGATATGGAAAATGCACAAGCTGTTACTTCAACAGGTCAAGAAATGATCAAATTTGCAGAAAAAGCAGGTAACCAATTTTATACTAAAGAATTAGGAATAAAAGATGATTACTGTATTTATATTGACACTGATTCATTATTCTTTTCTGCTAAACCATTGGTTTTAAAACGAGAAAGTAACATCGACACAAATGACGTTGATCTCATGGTATCCAAAACTATTAATATATGTAAAGAGTTTCAACAATATGTTAATGATGGCTTACATGTATTTGCTAAGAGGGCCTGCAATCTTGATAAACATGGCTTCATGTTTAAACAGGAAGTTGTTGGAAGATCTGGTTTATTTATTACAAAAAAAAGATATGGAATGTATCTTGTTGATAAGGAAGGTCATAAAGTTGATAAACTTGATGTGAAGGGTATGGATATAGTAAGATCTAACTTTCCTGAAGGATTTAAGACGCTTTTAAGTGATGTGTTAATGACGATACTTAGATTAGAAGATAAACAAGTCGTTGATAAAAAGATCCTAGATTACAGGAAAAAGGTTACTGTATATCCTTTAGAGCTGATAGCAATGCAAACAGGTGTGAAAAATATTAAGAAGTACACAACTAAAGATAAACAACCAGCCAAAGGATGTCCTGTTCATGTACGAGGTGCAATTAATTATAATTTTTTGTTGGAACAGTTTGAATTAAGTAGTAAGTTTGAAAGAATTAACAGTAACGAAAAGATATTTTGGGTTTATTTGAAAAAAAATCCATATGGATTCAATAATATATCTTTCAAGAAGGAA